TTCTAAAGTAAACTCAAACCCTTCGAGTGTTGCGTGTTCTTGAATAATTTTACCATCTGCAAATTCAGATATGATATGGTCATCTTCTTCTATATCATAAGGTATATCTGGTTCACTTTCTTGATTGAGAATATATGACCTATCTGAAACTTGAGTACCGCCATCTTCTTCAGCTAACATATGTCCTACTTCATTTTCTAATTCTATCTTGATTTCTCTGTCAACCATCTGTGATGATGAGTCTAAGAACTTATGTTCTGTGCCATTACCGAATGTATCTGCAAGTTGAATTTCTAATAGTAAATCACCAGAACCTGTTCCTGTAATTGTTCCACTTTCTAATTCAACATGAACATCAATACTTCCTGTTTCGGGAGCAAAACCACCACCGACAACAGAAACTTTTGCCTCAGCGCTTCCCGAACTAAATGTTATTGAGTCACCTATTTCGTAATCCGAGCCGGTGTTATTTACAATTAATTCATCAACTCCGCCTTCTTGAATGTCAAGAACTTGTATTCTAGCGCCTTCGCCATCACCACCACCAGTTATTACTGCCTCATCGCCAACAGTTAATGTACTTCCGGCATTTGTGATTTCGGTTGAAGAAATGCCTGCGCTTACAGTCATCTTAACAATTATTTCGTCATCAGTATTACTTACACCAAAAACTACTTCTCCAGATACAAAGGTTCCAGTCGTTGTTTCAGGTTTAATCTCGATTTCAAGAATTTCAACATTACCTTGTTGAAACTTAGTAATATTTTCTACAATTGCAGTTGCGATATTTATAGTGTCGGATGCAGGATTGTTTGCTTGTGTGATTTTTTGACCAACTAAAAGTTGACTATTGTTTTCAAATTGGGATGTTGTCTGTGTGCAACGAATAAAATTTTGTGTTGACCATTTACCACCAGATAGTCGCAACATATCATTCGTTGGTAGATAAACTTCAGATGGTTCATTAAATAATAATTTAAAGAACGCCTTATGGGCCTTTGCTGTTCCTTTTACACGATATAAAGATTTAATATTTTTAATTAATTTTCTTGTGTCTACACTATCATGTGTGTCTGTAGGAATTGAATTAAGAAACTCCTCTTTCATCTGCTTTAAGAAATCACTTATCGTGTGGTCTGCATCAGAGTAGTTTAGAAGTTGTTGAAGATTTTCTACAGGATTAGCACGGTACTTGGCAACTTTTGCTGTTGCGCCGGAGATAAAACCTGTTACAGTTTCTCCTGTAATCCATGCATTGTTAGCTGAAACAAATAATCGAGATTTGTTGATTGTATCTTCTGCAAGAACTGTTGATGTAGCACCAGATGCTGAACCTGTGATGACTTCGTTTTTCTGAAAAGAACCGCCAAATATATTTTCTTCATTAACAATTGTACTACCGGCATCTAGTCCGTGTTGGTTTGTCTGGTCTAATAATACAAAACTATCTACTACAGATTCGCCTTCTAAAAGTATTTGGTCTGTAGCATCAATTGAGGCTAAGTTTAACTCAGCAGATTCCATGAAAAGAAAGTAAGACGAGAGAAACTCAGTAAACTTAGGATGGTCCTCTAAGATATAACTAGGTACCTGTTGTTTAACAAGTGAGGATAGTTTTCTTTTATTAGTTTTGTACTTTGTCGACATTGTTATCCTATATTAGTAACTAGTATTACCACTAGAATAACTACTCGTAGTCGTGTAAGTAGTTCCCGCTTGTGAGCCGCCACTTATGATTCCGTCAACTTCGCCAGTTATCGTTGAGTTTGATATATCGATAGCTAGTACTTGATTTCTTACAGGCACAATATCATTAGAACTTGGTACTACAAAAACTCTTATTTGTGTACTTGTTGCACCATCTACATTTGAAATAGATGTTATGTTTGCAGATGTAAGAATCACTTCGCCAGTTACATAATCAATAGTACCATAAGTTGAAGATGTATAGACTCTTGATGTACCACTTAGATAATATACTCTTAAAACACCAGAGCCGTTATCATCTAAAAAATGTTCATTAACTGTGTCGCCATTAATTTTGAATCCTGTTGAAGAAACAATTCCACCGCCTGTCATATTATGCCCAGAGTGTGGATTGTATAATGCGTTATTAAAACTAAGTGTGTACTTTAGTGCAGAACTAAGAGTCGGTGTTATTACCTTATACATCTTCACGGTTGTGATATTACTTAAAATAGAAGTGTCTGCTTCATTAACAGTCTGAAGTAGTTGCGAGTACCTAAACATACCAGCAAAATCGTTTAGCGTGTCGTTGTTGTAAGTCGTTATCGCAGATAAAACATTTGTCTGAAGTGTCGTTACATCTTTTGTTGTTATGCCAGAGTTGTACTTGAAATTAGTAGTAAGTGTAATGAAAGTAGTTTCAGGGTCAATAATCACAGGAGTTACCGAAGCAACTGCATATGATTTAAGACTTGTTACAATACTTTCTTTTGTTGCAACTGTTAGATTTGAACCAGACTTTGCCTTAATAGAAATATAAACTTTTCCGTAGTCAGGAACAGCTGCATCTTCGCCGCCATAAACTTGAATTGATTGTGCATTTGCATATAGACTCTTAACGAGTGTTTTATAATCTTCAGAAGTAACTGCTCTGTCTTGTGCAGAGTAATCTCTTGGTGCATTATATTTAATTGAAGTAATTGATTCAAGTCCAGTTCCGCTTTGTGCGTTACCAACTGTTGTAATCGTTGCGGATGTGAAACCACCGATTGTTCCTGAAAGAGTAAATGATGTAGCGCCATTTGCAGCATCTCTATTTGTGTTGATGTAATCTAATATAACAATATTACCATCAGCAATTGCCTTGCCCATAACGCCATCGCCGAAGTAAACTTCAAAACGGCCGCCTTCTACTTCTTGTAAAAAGTAAACTTCTGAGGATGAATCTATACTCACAATGCCTGTTGCTAGTTTATAAGTCTTTGTTGTTGAGTCTGATGACGATTCTTGAACCTTAACAGTCAATGTGGTAGTATCGACACTATCATTTGGTATAATAAATCGTTGGTCAATGTCAGATGTGTTTGCTGTGTATTTAAAATTTAAGTAAGAACCTTCATTAACAACTAGATTGTTAAACTGATACACTCCTGAAACAGGAGTAATACTTACATCAGCATTGTTGACAAAACTATACGATTGACCATCAACTGTTGTTGTAAACTTAGTTCCTCTTGACATTGTAAGCGAAGCGCCAGAAGCCTCATTAACTAAAACATTAAGTGTCGCTGTTGAAGATGTGCAACTTGTTGGAGTGTAACCAACTTGTTTCGCTAATGATACAACACTTGAACGCAAGTCGGCACTATCAAGATACATCTCGTTAGCCAACATATTAGCGTTGTACGCCAGGTAATGTGTATTATATGCTAGTGTGTCAAGAAGTACTGACATACCCGAACCTTCGAAGTCGTAGTCTGTAAATTCGTTCTGTTGTGATAAAAATGTTTTGAGGTTACTTTTAATACCGTCAAAGTCTAATTCTGAAATTTCTAATTTAGTTGCCATATGTTATCTCAATCTCTCTAAAAAGGATTCTACTACTACAGGGTCTGGATAGTTCTGCACATAGAACGATATCTGAACAGAGTATCCGTTTCTGTCAAACATTGGTTGTGTGTGTACTTGAACTAGTCTACACCTTGGTTCATAATTGTTAATTAAATTTTCAATTTGTTTAGTGATTACATGATTCATCTGAGGAGTCATTAACTCAAACAACATTGCTCTCAGATTAGAACCGATTTCGGGGTGAAAAGGTTTTTCATAATGATTCGTATTAATCAGATTTCGCACACTTCTTTTAACTGCTTCAACATCTGTTATTTTTTGAATGTCTTTCGTTGCAGAATTCTGTTGAAAGTCTAAATTAAGGTCCTTAAAAATCTTAGAACTTCTTGTGCTTTCGTTAGTTTGTGTAGCGTCATATCTTGACATTAAGTAACCTCTCCGTTATGATTATATTTATAACGATTTAACCAATGTTTACATTAGAAGAACCACCGACTCTCACATGAGCGCAAGAGTCAACATCATTTTCCCTATTAACTCCAAGTCCTCCTACTTTGACAGTTGAACTTCCGTTAGCAGTCGTGGAGCCTGCATGAACATTTGGAAATGTGCCATGTGTTGTAACTATAGAGCCATCTATTGAAACTAATTTACTGTTCACAAAAACTTTATTATTGGTAACAGCGCCTATTGTTCCACCGCCAGAATTGGCATCACCTATTCTTTGAGCAGGTTCTCCCACTACTTCTTCTTAGATTTTGTTTTTTTCTTAGCAGTTGTTTTCTTAACTCGTGATACAGTTTTAGCCGCAGGCACTGGTTCGAAAATTGATTCAACAACTGGTTCAACAACTTCTTCTACTATTGGTT